GACACAGCCGCACTACATGGATATTTGCATGGCAATGATTCGTTGTGTGGATGCGATTTACATGCTGAAAGGCTGGCGGCGGTCAGCAGGCGCTAAGGCAGAACTGGCGCTGGCGGAGAAACTGGGGCATGCGGTGATTTTTCAGGAGACAGCCAGTGTGCAAGACTAATTACCAGGCATTACGTGAACGTTATTCACCAATTCAGGTGCCGGAATGTCCTGTTTGTGGCGATGAAATGTCGATACAGCGCATATTTCCCAGAACGCATATTGTGTATGCCTGCACATGTGAGGGGGATGATGGATATTTTAAAACTGGTCGAACTTTTGCGGATGAACATTACCTGAAATCGCGCGTAACCGTCGTTGATGTTAGCGATCCTGACGTACTGGCTTTACTGAAAGAGCTGGAAGTTAAAGACAAACGCATTGCAGAATTGACAGACGCGCTTACACAAATGATTAATGCGCACAAAACCACAATTCGTTTTGGTCATGAACGCATAACTGAATGTGGTGGTGATTGCGACTCGCCGGAAAAGATGATTTCAGAAAATCCGGATATCAGAATGGCAGAGGCTGTTTTGAGAGCAGGAATAAAAACTGAATAATTAAATTTAGCACAGCAAATAAAATTTAATCCTTAACCGGAGGGATTTCTGCACCCTCAGAACATCAGGAGGCCGCCTGAAAGGGCGGTAATGAAAATGACTGAATTAACAAAAGAACAATTAATCGAAGAAGCCAAATTAAAAATAGCGATTACGAAATGCCACCCCAATTCAGGGATGGCGCGAGTAGAGGGCGAGTTATTCAAAATTGTATTGGCATCGCTGGAAGCAGAGCCAGTGGCATATCAGTATCGCCAGTGGGATGCAGAATATGATGAATGGGGAGAATGGGAAGATTGCGGGGAATATGCTTTCGAAAGATTTGTTGAGGAAGAGAAATGCCAGGAGGCAGGTGTTCAGACCCGTAAGCTATACGCCACGCCGCCAATGCTGGTGGTGCCGGATGAACGGGCTGCCTATGAGTTATTTATGGAGAAGCATTTCGGGGATTCTGTAGATCGCCGCAGGGTAAAAAATGGCGGTAGTGAATACATGGCATGGGATATGGCGATTGGCTGGATTATCTGGTGTCACCGCGCCGCTATGTTTCAGGCCGGAAACTTTCGGAAAAATAAGAATTCGTCAACCAGCTCCCCGGCAACTCCGGATGATTGGATAAGCTGTAGTGAGCGAATGCCGGATAGCAAAACAGCTGTTCTTGTTGCCAGGGAGTTTGACGGGAAAGGTGACTGCGAATGAAGTGGGCGACTTACATACCGGGACATCCTGATGCTAATGATGGTTGGATAATTCCTGGTGCGTCGTGGATTCCATCACACTGGATGCCGCTACCAGAACCGCCGCAGGAGGCGAAATGATGGATGTAAAAGAGAAGGTTTTGCAGGTGATGCGTTCCCGTGCTGCCCTACAAGAGAAAGCTCTCGGTGGTGAATATCCATTCACGATAGCAACCTGGAATCTGCGGTTGGCAATGGAGAAGGAATTTCCTGATGAAGAATGGCGTTCGGCAGATTTGCGCAAAATTCTTATAGAGATGGCTAAAGACGGAAAAGTATCCAAAGATACCCATGCCAGCCGGATTGGTCAGGCGGTATGGAGACTGGAGGCGAGGCAATGAGCTGGCCTGAAGCATTCACAACGGTAGGAACTGCAATGGCGGTTGCGCTGGTGGTGTATTCGATTTGCCGCTGGGGATAAATCGCCGAAAAAAGATCCCGACACAAACATGAGCCGGGATCTTTGATTTATATAGCCTACGAATCCGCCAGTAAGAGAGGGGGCGGACGGTTTATTCTAACACCGGAATGATGTGGGTAAAAGTTTATAAGAAATCGGTTTCATAACTTTGCCCACCATGATAGATACCGACAATAAAGACTTTTCTGCCATCAACGGCAAAAGCAATAATCGTTCTGTGGCGGAAATGAGTTACCCGCATCCCCTGGCGAATATCATCGCGTTTATTGCCCCGATGCGGGAATGTAGAAAACCCATCAAGATAATCAAGAAGCGCATTGGCATAATTGTCAGCAATGACGCTTCCTGCTTTCTCCGTTATGTATCTGTGCAGGTTGATTATCTGCTGTTCGGCCTCAGGAGTAATGATGACTTCATATGTCATGCAGATTACTTCCCGGATCGAATCGCAGCGCGAACCTGTGAAATGGAGCGTCCGTTGTTCGGGTTTTTGCGGATTGAATCCAGGGAGGGGGCGGCTGAATGCGTTAACCACGCTTCGATTGCTTTATCGCGCTCATTCAGTGCGCGAAGCCCTTCACGAATGACCTCGCTTTCTGAAGCATAGGCACCGGAAGCCACACGGGCGCGCACCATGTCAGCCATCTCGTTAGTTAATGTAATGCTGAATTGTTGGGTTGTACGCATGGTAAACCTCAAGGAGTAGGATAGAACACTATTCGATGATAGCACGTTGCCTGTTGACGACAACAGAAATCAGAGACAATATTGCCGCACGCCAGCCTGAACAACTGGCACCTGCTGCGCCAGCAGAGACAACCAATGGCGCACAAAACCAAATTACACAATTCTGATACCGACCTTGCCATCCGGCACGGGCGGCGTTCTCACACATTCAAATATGACTGGTATCAGCACAATCCCTGCACCGAAGAACAGGCCGAGTGGCTGATTCAGAACTACCGCAGACGTGGTTACGAGTTTCAGAAAGACCTCAGTTCTGACTTCCGACACTGGATAATTTCCGTCAGACTCCCTTATTCCGAACGCCCACCGCGTCCGTCCCGCACATTCCAGCAACGGATCTGGAGGTAACGTGCGGGTATTACTTCGATCTGTTCCGGTACCGGAACTTGGGCTGGTGGTCCTTAAGCCTGGTCGTGAATCCATGCAGGTATTCCGCAGCGGTCGTGTACTGGTGGAGCCGGAACCGAAAAGCATGCGCGGTCTGCCGTCCGGAGTCGTTCCTGCCGTTCGCCAGCCATTGGCGGAGGATAAATCATTACTGCCATTTTTCAGCGATGAGCGGGTGATTCGTGCTGCTGGTGGTGCTGGTGCACTGTCTGACTGGCTGTTACGCCACATTAAATCCTGCCAGTGGCCTCATGGTGACTACCATCACAGCGAAACCGTCATACATCGTTACGGTACCGGTGCAATGGTGTTGTGCTGGCACTGCGACAACCAGCTGCGTGACCAGACTTCCGAATCACTCGGGCAGCTTGCTCACCAAAACCTGTCAGCATGGATGATTGATGTCATCCGCCACGCAATGAATGGCACGCAGGAGCGGGAATTATCGCTGGCTGAATTATCCTGGTGGGCAACCATAAATAACGTAGCGGACGCACTACCGGAGACGGTATTACGTCGTTCGCTGGGATTACGCGCGGAAAAAATCCGCTCAGTATACCGCGAAAGCGACATCGTGCCGGGAGAGCAGACCTCCACCAGCATGCTGAAGCAGCGCACAAAAAATATTGCGCTACTGCCTCACGCCCACCAGCAAAACCCGCCACAGGAAAAGACGGTGGTCAGCATTGCCGTTGATCCGGAGTCACCGGCTCAGTATCTCCAGCGCCAGAAACCACGACGGGAAGAGATGCCTGTATACACGCGCTGGGTAAAAACGCAGAAATGCATGACGTGTGGCAATCAGGCAGATGATCCGCATCACATCATTGGTCATGGACTGGGAGGGATGGGAACAAAGGCTGATGATTTGTTTGTTATTCCGCTGTGCCGTAAATGCCATAGCGAACTACACGCCGGGGTAAAAGATTTTGAAGAAAAACACGGCAGCCAGCTGTTGTTGCTGATTCGTTTTTTAATGCACGCGAGAAATTCGGGTGTCCTGAAGTGGAAAGCATGAATGACTGAACGCATAGAATTTGTTTTGCCTTACCCGCCAACGGTGAACACTTACTGGCGACGTCGTGGCAGCACATATTTTGTATCAAAAGCCGGTGAGCGTTATCGCCGTGATGTGGCGCTTATTGTTCGCCAGCAGCGGCTGAAATTAAACCTGTCCGGAAGGCTGGTGATAAAGATTATTGCAGAGCCACCGGATAAACGTCGTCGTGACCTGGACAATATCCTGAAAGCACCACTGGATGCGCTGACGCATGCCGGACTTCTCATAGACGACGAGCAGTTTGATGAAATCAATATTGTGCGCGGTCAGCGCGTTCCTGGGGGGCGGCTGGGCGTGAAGATTTACAAAATTGAGAGTGAGTGATCGTAAATATGATATACCCGGAAATTACAGGCAAAAGCGGCGAGCATTTACGTCTAAAAACGCTGGAAGCCGTCTGGATCCAGGGGAAATTACGGATGTGGGGGCGTTGGTCGTATATAGGTGGTGGCAAACCAGGAAATATGTTCAATCAGTTGCTGGCATCCAAAAAACTGACAAAAACCGCAATCAATGAAGCCCTGCGTAGAATCAGGGAGTCAGGGATTGATAAACCAGAGCTGGAAGCATTCTTGCGAGAGATGATCGCTGGCAGACAGAAGAGCTGGTTGTCTCACTGTACTGATGCAGAGGCGTTACGCATTGATGGGGTGATAAGTAAAGCGCTTGCACGTTATCCTGGATTGATTGATATCCTGCGGCAAAGGTACGAAGGGCGGGGGATGAGTAAACGCAAAATGGCTGAATTGTTGAATGAGGTTCACCCGGAATGGTGTTTTAGTACATGCGAAAAGCGAATTGCTAATTGGTTGGCTGTTGCTGAATATGCGCTATACATCCCTATGCGAGAATCGTTTGCTCAAAAAATGTCTTGATTTTTTACGCATAAACTGTTTCAATCCAGCTACGCTTCGCAAAGCTATACCGCGAGGCGAATAGCAGACATGGACACCTGAAAGAACCCGCTTTATGCGGGTTTTTTTGTGCCCGAAAAGCGGTACAGGACGTTAAATGCGCTGGTGGTTGCGAATGCCGGTCTTTCAGCTTGCTGGCTTTTTCGACAAGAGGTATTGGTATGTCACGTTAACCGGAAAAGGGAAAAAGGCATGCTAAAACAGCAGGATATGACCGAAACCGCCAGAGTGGTGTTTAATGAATTAAGCGTCACCGAACCGGCGACCGTCGGGGAAATTGCGCAGAATACTTA